GTTCCGAATACATACTCAGAGGCGTTTATTAAATGGTATCCCTCGACGTTATTATTCTTAAATACAAGCGAATGCTGTCCTGTATCTGCGTAGGAAATTAGTACTTTTGGCGTGGCGACGACTCCAGCAGTTCCCGAGCCAACATGTAGCGGGGCCGCTGGGCTCGTCGTGCCGATGCCGACGCGGCTGTTTGTCGTGTCGAGGTTCAGCAGGCCGCTCTGGATGTTCAGCGCGGTCGTGCTCGTCGCCAGGGTCCACGTCTGCGCCGCGCTGGACGAGAGGTTGCGTGCAACAAACGAGACCGTAGTACCGTCGTCAGAGACTCCAGAGTCGGCAATCGTCGTGGCCGCGCTCCACTTCGTAAGCCGGTTTACCGTCCCGACTCCAGATACACCTACGGGAACGCCGCCACCAGCAGGGATGGCATACTGAAGTTGTGGTGCGCCCATGTCACACCTCCCAACAGGCAATAGTCGAGGGAAACGTCGCAACGCAAGCAATCCACGTGTTCATCCCGTCCCGGATGTCGATGCGCACGGCTTCGGTCGCATACAGCGGGTATCCAGCCGCGACCGCATCCGTAGACGAGGACATGATGAAGACCGTGTTCGAACCCGTGTTTCGAATGTTGATGCCTTGCACGCACGATGAAGCTCCGGATGGTTGACCCATATCCGTTGGAATGAGAATCGGAAGCGTCGTGTTTCCGCTCCCGCTCCTCGCATTGCCCGTGATGGACGCGAGCTGCGTCACCGTTGCGCTAATTGCCGCCGTGTAGATTCTGCTTCGTGAGCTTACGCCTGTTCCGACTCTCATGTGTTTTACCTTTCGTGACTGTCGTATCATCCGCCAGATGGCGGCAACGTCTTTATTCGCCGATGAGCTTTGAGCCCTCGACCGATGGTGACTTAGCGGGTGGTCGAGCGCGAGTCGCAGCTGCCTCTGCCCCAGGAGCCATTGGTTGCTGTTGTTGCGACGAAGCACCGACGAGCGACTGGGCAAGCGCAAGCGACATGCTCCCGCCCCGCATCGAGGACTTGGTCTTCATGATCAGCTTGAACAAAGGCGCAAGGTTCGTCGCCATCTCAGGTCGCTTCTCCTGAAGCAACTGTACCGCTCCCTTCAGCTGCTCGTACGCTTCAGGAGACACGCTCTTCATCACGTCCACGTCCTGCTGGCGCAGCGAACCCTCATGGACGAATTTGGCAAGCAAGTCAGGGTCGCGGATAACGGCGACCGCACGAGCGAAGTTCTGCGCATCCGCCCCGTTCGACGTGGTTGGTCGCTTGCGCTCCAGGTAGTCTACCGTCGCGTCGAACCGCGTGCGAGCTTCCTGAATGTGAGCAGGGTCTACCGCCCCGCTCTCAAGCATCTTGTCGAACGAAGCTCCCATGGCCTCGCGCTCCTTCAGAATGCCGTCAAGGTAAGCGTTTGCCGCCGGGACCGAGAACGTGTAGCCCTTGTGCCCCGAAAGCGCGCGGCCAGTCGGCACGGCCCCGCGAGCGAGAACGTCCATGGTTCGGCTCGTGGCGCTCCAGAACTTCACCGGACTGATCACCGAGGACGCTGCCTGATACATGGCCTTCTTGCCGCCAAGCGCCGCAAGAGCCACGCCGACAACCATGCTGCCCATGCCGCCGCCAAAGGGACCGGCACCAATGAACGCCGTCGAAAGTGCCCCGAGGACGTTGTCCTTGGTGAACATCTTTTCGCCGCTCTTTGGAGCGATGAACTTCATTGCCTTGAGAAGTTCCTTGCCCTCGGGGGACTTGTTGAACGCGTCAAGACCGTTCTCAAACAGTCGGCTTTCCGTGTACGGAATCAGGCGGTTTCTGACGCTGGACTTTTCCGCGACAGACTTGCCCAGGCTGGTGTACGCGTCGATGGCGTCCGCCGCCTGCTCGAACTTATTATTCAGGGCATCAACCTCAATCTTGAGGGTTTGCTTAGCGGTAAGGTCTTTTTGATTCTGGCCAATCTTGCTGCCAAGGTCAGCGATCTTCTCATCACGCGCGACCTGAGCGATGGCTTCACGCGCTTGCTGAGCGGTCGCAGCGTTCCTTACTGACGTGACGGCATCAGCCGTGCGCGTTGCCCGCGCCTCTTCTATGGCGTCAACTAGATTCGCCTTGATGCTGGTAAGCTCTTCTTCTCTTGTCGTAAGACGGTTTGCCTTGTCGCCAAGAGTGGTGACATTCGCAGCGATTACACGCTTCTTCGCATCCGTTTGAGCTGAGCCAACCGCAGCCTTCTGCTTGGCAATCGTTTCGCCAAGAGTGACTCCTTCTGCCTTGATTGCACTAAGCCTATTATCAACGTCGGCCAGCGTTTTTTCATTAACCGCAAGGGCAGTGCGAAGCTTCGCCGTCTCTTGTGGATTCGCCGCGACGATGTTCGCCGACTTGACCGCTGCGGGCACAGCTTGAGCTGCTGCCGCTACCGGAACCTGCTTGCCCGCTCGTTCAGCTGCGGCAAGCCGGTACTTCTGAAGAATCTCAGGCGCATCACTCGCGAGCGGCGCTGGCAAACTGCGGAAGTCCGCAAGGGCCTGCTGCTTGATGCCAGCCAGGGTCTGCTCGTCGAGCCCTGCCATCTCTCCGCCGAGAAGCTTCGCTTTAAGCTCTTTCGGAAGCCGCGTTGCCGTGCCGGAACTCCTGGCAAGGCCAAGAGTCGGTGAGGCTTCGGCAAGCGCGTGAACGTATGCCGCGTTCTCCGCGCTTAGAAGCTTAGCTACCGGCTCATGATTGAACGTCTCCGTAAGAATGCTGATGTTGCTCTTCGGGTTTACGTTCAGCCCTCGCTCAACGCGGAGCATGTCTTGAACGTATGCTCGAAACTCTGCCGGGTCTCCACGGCCAACAGTCTTGAGCACAGGGATGAAGTCTTCAGCGTACCTAGCCGTTGACTGAACGCCCATCGCCTTGACTTCGCCCCTGGCTGCAAGGAGTCCGGCTTCGGCCTGCTGCGCTGTGGCGCGAGCCTCGCTTGCTGCCGCTCGCGCTTCTGGCGCAAGGGAGCCGGCCACTTCGCCAGCTGCTTCGCCAAGGTTAGCAAGCTTGGAAGTAAGGCTGCGGACTTCCTTCTCCGCAACGCCCTTCTCCAATTGAGCTTCGACACGGCGTTTGGTGAGGTCAACAGCTGAGGCCAGAGACTTGCCAAGAGCCTCGTGCGCCTGCTCGGTAAGGCCGAGAGCTTCGAGAGCTTCATCAGCCTTTCCTTGACGATCTAGAATGCCAGCCAGCCGCTCCTCAGATGCCCCGGCCTTGACTGCAAGATTGTACTCGGCTGTAAGATTCGCCTTCTTGCCTTCGTAAATCCCTCGGTTCTTGACCAAATCAAGCTTGTCCGACTGCGCCCTTCTGACCGTGCTCGCCAAGTCCTTGTAAGCTTTGTTGGCCTTATCTAGGCTTGAATGTTCCGCTTTGTCGCTCAGGATGTCTTCAGTGAGACTCTCGATGTCCGCGTTCAGCTTGCTGACCGCAGCATCTGGCTTGCGGCCAAGATTCTCAACCGCGTCGTTGTAGTCGGCAACGTGCTTTGCTGCGGCAACCGCGTCGGCCTTAGCTTCGGCACGGATAGCGTCCGTCTTCGCCCCGTAGACGGATTTCGCCTCAGCCTGAATGGCCGCATCGTCAATGGCTTCGGCTGGCTCAGCCAGCGTCTTTGCCGCAGCGTCGGCTTCTGCTGCCGCGCCCTTGCCGAAAAGCTTCCTTGCCCCAGCCCCAAGCACTGGAGCCGCCGCACCGAACGCGCCGCCGATGCCCGCGCCAAGAAGACCGCCTTCGAGTGGACGCGCCTTGCGCTCCTCGATTGCCGCCTGCGTAATCTCTGAACCAGCGCCATACGCCCCGCCGATGGCAGCTTCGCGCCCCGCCGATTCCAGCACTTTGCGACCAAGAGGCTTTGCCGCGAGTGCCCCGGCTCCTTCAGCTACAAGCGACTCGCCACCCGTCAGCGCACCGAGGGCAAGAGCCCCGCCAAGCTCGCCCGCGCCTATGGCGTAAGGGTGCGCCTCGTGGAGCTTCGCAAGGTTCTCTGGAGTCGCCATGCCGGACTCGATGAGCGCCTTCCCGCCAAGGCCCAGCGTGCCAGATTGCAACGCGCCATAGCCTGCCGCCTTCAGTCCGCCGCCAAAACCGCCGTACTCTGCTTCGGCCTCGCGCTTAAATTGACCTTCGGAAGACTCCAGGACCGGATTGAGCCCTTCAGAAAGCACCTCCGCAAGAGTCTCAATCTTGATGGGATTGCCGCTTGCCAGCGTCAAGACCTGCCCGCGTTTGGCTGTGAACCCAGAACGCATAAGGTCAGTGACCTGCTCTTGCGGAACGTCAACCGGGTTTCCTTGCGGGTCGGAAAGATTGACTGTTTTCATTTCGACATCCCAGCAGCGGCCCGCGCCTCTACGGTTTTATCAGTCTTAGTCCGCGCGTCCCACTCGTCCATGCCGAGCACGGACGGCAGCAATGTCAAGTCGTAGCGGCCCTGGAGAACCGTTTCGAATTCGCTCCCGCCCTTGCCGATGTTTCTGTACTGAGCAAGATTTGCTCGCGAGCTTTTCTGTTGCGCATCAAGCCATTGCATCATGCCTTCAGGCGACTGAGACGTAAGCTCAAGACCCTGACGAACTTCCTCTTGTCCAGTGACGGAACCGCCAGCATCCGTCTTGATGTTCGCATTGGCAACGTTTTGAACAGCTGCGCGCAGGCGGTTGACCATATCCGAAGAACCACTTTTAATTTGCTCCGCGATATACTTCTCGAACGACCCAGTCATCGCTGCAACCGTGCTGCCTTTGTTCTCTGTTGCTGCTCTAACAAAACCATTTACAACTGCGTTGCGGAACGTTGGGCCAAGGGCCTCTTGAATTTCTGCGGGAGTTGCCTTGGACATAACGGTGCGCACTTGGCTGACCGCTTCCGCCATGACTTGCGCTTCCTTGAATGCCTTGCCGCCCATGACACCGTCAGCGTGAGTAATCGCAGCCTGCCGTACTTTCGGGTCTCCAGACATCATCTGCTGCTTTGCAACCATCAACTGAGCCATAGCTGCGTTGCGGTTGTTCGCAGCGGCTGCGGCCATCGACGCGTTCTTCTCGTCAATCTTCAGTCGGATGCCCCCAAGGTGCTCTTGAAGAGCGCCGATGCCAGCCTTCAGAGATGCTTTTGATTTCGCATCGGTGACGCGCTCCTCGGCGTATTGAAGAGCCCGCTTGTGCTGGTCAAGCGACGCAATCGTCGCGGTTTCCAAAGCCTTCTGCTGGCCTGCTCCCATGTCCATAGCGTCAAGGAAGTTGGTTCGCGAAACCTTCTGGCCGTACTGCATCCGGCTGTACTGCTCGCGCTGGTTCTCTACATCGTTCTGCACGGCTTTATCGACTTCACCAATCACTTGATTGGCGGACATATCCCCCGCCGCGCCTTTGAGCGCGCCGACGAGGCCAGCCGCAAAGCTCATCGCTGCGGTCGATACCGGGTTTTCTCCAAGCTTCCGAAGAACGCGCGAATGGTCAAACGTGCTCTCTGCGGCTTTTGTCTGAGCCAGCTCCCTGTCTGCCTCCGCACGACGAGCATCGAACAGTCCAGCCTGCTTGCCTTGCAGCACCTTGAGCTGGTCGATGTAGTTCTGACCGGCTTGCTGCGAGCCTGTATATGCGGCCTCTTTAAGAGGAACCTGATCTGCCATAATGGGCAGCACTTCGCCAGCAGCGTTTCGCTGAGCCTGGATGCCCTGGAGAATATCCTGGTTTAGCTTGACGCTAGGCGCACCTTGCTGAGTCTGAAGGAACGCAATCTGCTTGTCATACTCAAGTTCGGCTTCACTTTTTGGCTTCGGTACTTCAGCCGGGGGCGCGGATGGAAGACCCGCTCCGACGTTCCCTTGCTGCACGTTGGGTCGCCCCGTGTTCGGACCTCCTGACTCAACCGGGCTGTCGTACGTCGCGACTGGTTGCATCCCAGGGAGAAAGGGAACCATCTTCTCGCCTACAAAGCGAAGAGGGCTCGCTACGGTTTTAACAAGAGATTTTGCCGCATCTCCAACAATAGAAGGGTCAGAAGAACCGGGCGCTGTCCCGCCCATCTCCTTATTCCGTTCAGAATAGTAGGCGACCTCTGACTTTATCTTCGCGTCTCTTTCCCTATCAAATTCCATGGCGCGGTCAAGACGGTCTCTTGCAGTAATATCCTTCATGGCTGCCATGGCGGCCAAATTGGGGTCTGCTGCGCGAGCTTTGGCCTCCGCAATATCGGCCTGAAGAGCAACACGCTCTGCCTCTGCTGCCGCTGCTTCGCGTTGCGCTTTCTCTTCAGTAGTCTCGGCCATGATCATTGCCCTTTAGCGTGAGCCGCGAATGGCGCGGCTTGCACGTCGGCCAGTGGTGTTGGGAATCGCGCTGGCAAGGTTCTCTGGCGCGTATGGGTCCGTTGAATACCCGAATGAGAATCGCGTTGGGTCTCCTGACGACCCAGCGGAAAGGTCTGTTGCCGGACCGGCTGGCGCAGGTTGACGTGCGGCAACGGCTGCCGATAGGCTGGCTGAGTTGTCGCCCACCTGGGTAGTCATGCTGCGCCGCATCCGGTCAGCATTCGCATCCATCCGGGTAGCGCCGATGTCTGACGAGAACCCGCCACGGCCTGGGCGCGCTGCATCCAACTGGTTAAACGTAGAAAGGTTCTGCGCGTCCTTGGCTGCTGCCGCTGCGTTAATTGGAGCTTGCTCGGACGCCGTCATCCTGGCCGGCAGGTTGCGAGTAGACCCGCCAAAAGCGCCTTCGAAATGTTGATACTGCGTGTTTGGGTCCGCCTGCTCCACGTCCTCGTACCCTGGCGTGCCGGTTCTGAGAGACGCCGCAACCGATGGGTCAAAGTCCGAGAAGCTCGTGCCTGACGCTGTCCTTCCGACAGGTGCCGCTGCCATACTTGCCGCAGGAGCCGCTGCAACGCCTGCTGCCGCAGGAGCCGCGCCGAATAGCGCCGTGCCAGCTTCCGCAGAGCTGATGCCGCCAGACGCAGGAGCGCCGATGCCGAGGGCCTTCTTAAGCGCCTCGTCCGAATTTGCTTGCCCTGCCGCGTCTGGAGCGCCAGCCGCCATGCCAAGCTTCGTGCCCATGGACACCGCCGAACCTATCGCGCCAGACAATGCTTCGCGCTTGCGCTTTGCTTCCGCCGCCGCACGCTGGCCCTCGTAGTACGCAAGCTGGCTGCGTGCGTGCTCCTGCTCTTTCGAGCGAAGGTCTGCAAGCTGTGCCGCATACCGCGCTTGAATCTCTGGCGCCTGCTGCATCGCTTGACGCTGAAGCCCCGCCTGCTGCTGCGCGGTCCCGCGATTAGCCATGCCCTGCAAGTCCTGGAGGGTGCGCCCACGAGCGTAGGCCATGCCGGCCTGCCCTTGAGTCGTTCCGCCAGACGCGACGCGGTGTAGAGGCGCTAGGGCCGCCTTCTCAGCGTCTTCGGCGTCGGTCACGCCAAAGAGACCGCCAAGAGCCTTGGAGATAAACGGAGTCGCGGCACCCGCCACGCCTCCAATGACTGCACCCACTGGGCCGCCAAACGAGGCACCCGTGGCAGCGCCGGATGCTCCACTCTTCAGCGCGTCGTACTCGTCTGGGTATGCCATGGTGTTCTCAGTGCTTCGCTTCAGAGGTAATACGCTTGTCCAGCCCGCTCTTCAAGCCAACAACGACAGCAATGTTCGAGAGGGCAAGGCCGAAGCCAGTGTCAAGGATCGAGACTGGCCCCCCTTCGGTGTAGGCCACAGAAATCTTCTGGCCCTTCTGCTCGCGAACGTGAACCTCAAACTGCGCACGGCCTTGCGCGTCGATGACGGCCTTCATCTGGTCGTGCGTCCATGACGCTATCTGGGGGTTCGCCCGTGATGTCGTGTAGTCCGTCCATAGGTCAAGCTCGGCCTGCCCATAGTCCGCAATCCCGGTCCCGACTGCCGGTGTCGCTGTCCCCAGAAGACGGACCCGCTTGAGCCGCTGGAATCCTTGCACGTTGTTCATCGCAATGGGTGCTGTCTGCACATTCATCGTTACGAAGTTCTTGGTGGGAACTCCGTACCCGCGTGTCGTGTCGTAATAACGCGTTGTGTCGTACGTGTATGCGAACGCTTGGTCGAACCCAAAATATGCGTCGGCCTTGCACGCAAGCCATACGTCCATGCCGACGAGGGCAACGTGAAACATCCCGCGACCAAGGTAGTCCGACTGCCCCGGCGAAATGAACTTCGACCACGTGCCCGTCTGATAGTTGAAGATGAGAATCTGAGCAGGCGGGCTCTGGTTGAACACGTCAATCTTTGAAAAGTGACAGACGAACCAGACCTCGCGGTTGGCGGGGTAGTGCGTCGTCGAGGTGATGTACGGGTAGAGCTTCAGCGTCTCCCAGACCTTGACCATCGGGTTGACCTCAAGAGCCGGGGTGAGAAGCTCCAGGCCACGGGTGCTCTGGAAGAACACGCCCACTGGCGTTTCAACAACGCTTCGATGGTCGATGCATCCGACGCCCGACGGCAGGTTGAACGGTTCGCCCAGCGAAGGACCGTTGCCGCTCGCATCCGGGAAAGTGCCCGGTACGACGTAGACATCTTGGTTCTTGAAGACGATAAGGTTGCCATTCAACGAAGCCAAGCCCATCACTGGACCGCCGTCGCCGATGGTGATGGTCAGCTGCTCGTTGAACCCAGGGCCTTCAGTCGGCGTGATAGGCTTCGAGAACCAAACGACGGTCGTGTCGTCCGCGCCGCCAAGCACGAGTCGATTCTGATGCACGCACATCGCCTTCGCCGCTGGAGGCGGAACGTTGTCGAGGATGCCACCTGTCGTGTAAAGGTAAGGCTCTGACAGGATGCCGTTGTAGGCTTTCGTCCCGCCGTCGAAGCACGTAAGGTTCGTCGTCACGAGTCCAAGCGGGACCGTGCCCGTCCCGTTGTAGGCCCCGTCGTATGCCCTGGCCGTGTATGGCACGACTGCGCGGGTGACGTTGCGGTCGATGACGAAGTCTGACGCCGAGTTACCGAAGTTTGAGAACGGCATCCGATACAAGACCGTCGAGAACGGTTCGGCTGTCGTGTACGGCTGCGTGACCATGCGGCGAGGGTCCGATGCTGCCGTGCTCAGCCGGTTCGTCAGCTCAAGACGTGGCGCAAAGAACCCGTACTGGAATACGGATACCAGCCCACCAGTGTATGCGGGAGCGTCGCCTTCGAGCTTCAGAGGAGCCCCAATAATTTCAGCGCAGATGGTGTACTGTGTAGGCAGGGATGGGGCCGAACGACTTATGCGCCCAGTCCCATCAACATACTCATACGTCCAACGCATGAGAAAGTCGCCACCGGCATCAGCCGGGCTGTAGATGCTTGCTTTACCAAAGTCGGTGTCACTTATATTGTCGCCTGTGTTTCCGCCCCACCCAGGCGCGCTTCTGGGTGCCCATACAAACAACCCTTGGCTGTCCCCAACATACATCCCTTGGCTGGGATTATTGCCGAATATCGCCGGGTTGTTGTGATAGCGACCGTAGTAATGCTGACCGATTGCACCGGCTTGGCTAAACCCAGATGTCGATGGGCTGATTGAGCTAAACTGTGAAATACGCGGGTCCGAATAAGCGGACTCGTAGTTTGCTGAAGGAGCCCCGCCCCAAGTAGTGGTCATAAATGACCAGCCATTCCCAGAACTCAGAAACGCGCTAAGTATCTCGTACCAGCCATTCTTAGCCATGAACCCAGCTTCGTACTTAAAATACGGGCGGGTGATGTTCAAAAGCAGGAAACTTGACGGACCTGGGTAGCCACCGCCTGTATCCGCATTGTAGTCAAAGAACGCGCACGGCATGTCAGCGTACGCTGCGCCTGCATGGTAAATGCTGGTTGCAGCCGTAGTCAAATACACATCAGGAGTGCTGGCCCAGTTAATACTGGTAAAGTCATACTGAGGCCAGACAAGCGGGACAACTTCGTTGCAGCCGACGCCGTCAAACACGGACGGGACGCCGCCGTTGATGAACGTATAGTCGCTGAAAACCTGCATCTTACGCCAGTTCTGCGCCGTGTCCTCGTAGTCGAGGGCAAAGACTTGTTGCGTTCCCTTGGCTACACCGTCTCGAAGGCCCGACGACAAGAACCCTCGGCTCGTTACCGTAAGTCGTGGCACGTTGAGCGGCAGCGACGTAACGCGCATCATGTTGGCCGATTCGACCAACATTCCTGGGTTGTTGCCGTACGTGTACCCAGATGCGCCCGTCTGAACTTCCGGATTGGCCGGCGCATAGGTGATCGTAGTCGTGCCAGCGTCTGAGCCTACGCGAACCAGCATCGTGTTGCGCTGTCCTTCGTCTCCAGACGGGCTGATAGCGCATCCAACGTCGATGCCGCCTGATACGTTAGCTCCGAGAACCTGAAGGCCGCTAACAAGCCGCCATGGCCCGCCAAGCGCGCCAATAAGGCAGCTGACGGGTGAGCCACTCGTAACCAACGACGTGTTCAAGGCGGCGACCACCGGATTCCACTTGTAGACCTCGAAGAAGTTGTTCGAGTTGTGAGGGTCCGCTGCGCCGTACGGCTCTTGACCATTCGGAGTCGTCACGACATTCGCGCTCGTAGAAGTCACCGCCAGAGCTACGTAAGTTCCTGTTGACGCAACCGACCAACGATGCACGCAATGCTCGTATCCACCGGATGAATGATACGAGGGGCCTCCCGTGTTCACGCCGGAAGCTGGAACGTCAACAAAGACAGCAGGCATCCCAGATGACGGGTGAATTGTGTGCGCCAAGCCTGAAGTCAGTGTGCCAGCACCAGACACCAACGGTGGGCCAACAACATGAGAGATTGCTGCGGTTGAGTTGACCGCCGGGTACGCATATACAGTCCTCCCATCTTCAATCGCAATCTCCGTAATATGTCCTGCGCTGTCCACATATACGGTAGCTTGAGCCAGTTGCACATGCGCCGTCCCAGAACCACTTCCTACTCCAGTCGCGACGAACACGATGTTAACGGTGTTCGCAGAAGCTCCAATAAGCGTGAAGTCTGTCGAACCTATGGTGGCAATCTTATACCGTTGACCAATAACAAAGCTTCCCGCACTCGCTGTTGGGCCAAAAATGAAGCTTCCAGTGTATGTTCCTGACGTATACGTGCCAGACGTGGATGTCCAGGTGATCCAGTTAGTTTGCACCGCTGGGATACTCGGGGCCGTCGCTGCTCCCGATGGGTACACGTGACTGTTCTGCGGATATACTGCTGCTGCCGTGATGTTCGGCATGTCGGTTGCGGTATACGGAGCGATTGGCGTGTACGATCCAAGCGATGCTGCCACGGAGTACTGCTGTACGCTTGCTGTTGTCCCAACGAGGCCGGTAAGAGTCAAAGCTGTTTCAAAGAACAAAGGTGGTATCGTAGGCTCCGCGTAACCAATGTTCGCCCCGAGATTAGCTGCGCTCGTGACGACTACACTTGCCGAAAACCGAGCTGGGCCAAGTGCCGTTGCAAAGATGCTGGTGTGGCTGTCCTGCGTCGTAAAGCCGAGCTGCGGCAAGTAGACTTGGTTGGTGTCGCGAGCAACCGTCGATGCCGTCACGACAGCGCGGCCAAGAACGATGGTCCCGTCGAGCGTGAACGAGTTTGTTGAAGGCCCTGAGTAGTACGACGAGACCGTGCGAGCCGCGAAGGCGACCTTGCCGTCCAATGCCGCTTCCTGGTCAAGCACGACGCCACGATGCGCCCACGCGCTGTATCCGCCGCCGGCTGGCACCGTATGGTTGACAAGGTCCGCGACGGACGCGGTCGTAGTAATGCCTCCGGTCGTTGTGTTTACCGTCTTGGTCACACCGACCAGCGCCGCTGGGACCGTGTTGCTGGCAGGGTCTGCTGCGCCATACACAACCAGGATGCCGTTTGGCAAGATGGATGGGTGCAGTCCGACAATGTCGAACGCTCGGTGGCATGTCTGGCCTAGACCCGATACTACCGTGGCTTGCGCTGTCGCGGCACCAGTCGTGATGTCAATCGCAACGCCGCGCACCTTACCAGTTGCCGCCTCTTGCCATGCGACGTAAGACTTCGGGCTGTAGTCCGCTGCCGTGGTGCGCGTCACCCGAAGGTTGTACAGTACACTGGCCGCGTCGGTAGACGAGCGAAGCAGCGTCGGAGCCAGAACGAATGCCCCGGTATCCACGAGCTGCACGGCGTAATAGATAGCGTTTCCGCCGCCGACCGTCTGAGCCCCGTAGATAAGGTCGCTGGTGCGCTCTTGCCCGGTGCGCTGCCCGGATACCCACACCGTCAAACGGTAGGTGTTCGTCCCGTCCTCGATGGTCTCGGTCTCGATAACCGAGCCGCCCGACGAGGTCACGCTCACGAGTGAACCGACGTACGAAGGGAGCTTGTTTACGTAGCGCCAGCCATGGGTCGGGTCCGATCCGACGTACTCGTAGAGCGAGCTTCCAGAAGCCATAACAGGACGCGTCCCGTTCTGACCGTAGTACGCGTCAATCGCCTCAACGGAGCCAGAAGGAGTCGGTACACTGCCACCATAGGCCGTAGCCGGTGCGCCCGACGTGGACTGGACAAGCGTGAAGCCGTGACGCTTCTCGATACGCCCTGGCCGCCTTACAACCGCTTCGTTGCACTCTACAAGTTCTGGGGGCGGAAGCTGGTCTGGGTCGTCGAACTGGTTAATCCCGCCAATGAACGGAATCGAGACTACCTTCGTATCCATCAGAAAAGCTCCAGGTGCAGCCGCACGGATTCAGTTGAGCCCTTGGGTGCAACATACCTCAAACGCATGATCTTCTGTCCAAGATTCCCTGCGACCGGCACGAGCTGCAAGTTCGGTGATGCCGATGGCATGGCCGAAGCTGAGTTGCCGTTCGTAAGAACCCTGGCAATGTTGAACCCAGCTGGCAGCCTGCCTAGCTGGTGCGGGATATCGACCGTCTGCCCAGGCTTGAACGTCACGCCCTGGTTCGGGCGGTTCTTCTGCAAACCTGTGACGACTTGACGCGGAGGAGGAGCTGCCCTCGCCGCTTGCGTAGTCTGCTTGACGGCATCTTGAATGTCATCAATCTTCGTGTCGCCAGTAGGTGTCGGAGCATATGCCTGCGGCTTGCTTACAGCCGTCGTGCCAGTAGCTGCCATGATTACCTCCAGTAACCGTAGCGGCGGCTCAGGAGCCGGACGTTGCGCACGCGCTCAGGTTGCGACCCGTCGCGATCCGAAGCGTGAAGCTGGATACGGGACCAAATCTCGTCGCGGATAGCCTTCAGGCTCGCCGCTTGTTCGATGCTCTCTTCTTTGAGCAGACACTTGATGGCGACATCCTTGATAACCCAGTCGTCCCACCCTGCGCGACCGTCGATGCGGTCTTGCATGTTCAACATGATGGGCGGAGCCGGGTAGTACCAGACGCGCAGAGACCCGCTTAGGCGGTCAGGAGCAAGGAGGAGCTTCTCGCGGCCCTTGTCCGAGATGACCCGGTAAAGGGCAAGCTGAGACGTGCCGGCGTAGATACCGGCTTGGGTGAACATGTTGAGTTCGTCCCACTGCATACGCTTGAGCGGGTTCCAGAACATGCCGGAGGAAGCTCCAGCAGACCCAAACCAAACGCCCTTAACCTTGTAAAAATCAGACTCGATTGTGGCCGTCACCGAGGCGGACACAACCGCCCCCTGCACGACGACAAGAGTGTTGTAATCGCTCGTATCGGAAAGAGTCGTGTAGCCATCCCCGGACTCCAGAAGCGTCAACGACGAGATGGTCCCGCCGCCGCCGACGACCGCCGTAGCCGAAGCTGAGACGTTCGTCCCGAGCTGGAGCTGCACGAGCCCGTTAGAATAACCAGTGCCGCCCGAGACAATCGAGATTGCCCGGACGACACCAGTCTTCCCTGCGTTCAAAAGGTCATACGCCCCCGTGCCTGTGGTCCCGAAGTCCACGGAGCGCAGGAAGTATTCTTGGTCGAAAAGACATACCCGGTCGTAGAGCTGAGCCCACGACTCGTTGATGTAGTCGCGCACCTCATCGGAACTCACGAACGCTGAGTTCACCATATCTGCCTCACGGCGGACGAAGGTTTCGAGTTCTGCGAGTGTGCGCGACCTAGCCATCAGTACTTCTCCTCGTCCTTATCCTCTTCGCCGACTTCTTCGCCCTCGTCGTCGTCCATGTAGGAATCGCAGATGCGGTGAATCTCAGCTTCGATTTTCGCAGCCTTCTTGAAGTCGCCACGCTTCATGCAGTCCCATTGGGCCTTCAGAAGCGGTTCGAGTTCGGCAGACGCACCTTCTTGCTCGCGCTTCGAAGATGGGGGGGCCTCTTCTTCGCCATCATCCATCGGCTTTTTAGCTCCGAGGATGATGGCTAGTCCGCGACCTTTCACGCTGACACCGCGCTTTGCGTGAACTGGATGTCCACGGAAAGGTAAACGGGCGAAGCCTGCGTCACAATGACAGTCCCGAAAGATGTCGCTGCGTTGCAGGTAGCCGTCGTGGAGCCAAGGTTTGCTGGGACAGTCACCGTGTAGGTCGTTGCCGTTGCTGGAACGCCAACAGCCAGGAGCGCCGCAATGGTCGGCCCGGACTGGTCGAACGTTGCCGTAGCAACAGTCGTCGTGTTTGCCGTTCCAGTCGTTCCGCCGCCAAGGCCCGTCGAAGTAAACTGCACACCGATGGCGTTGCTTGAAGCGCCGATCAGGGTGAAGTCAGTGTCTCCGACATTGGTGATGGTAAACGACTTGCCGATAGTGAAGCTGCCGGTCGTTGTTGACGTAGCAGCAGCCGTCGTGAGCGTCATGGTAAGGCCCGCAATCGGGACTCCACCAGAAGCAACGACAGTGACGGGGACGCGGGTAAACGTCGTAGCAAGGCCAGTGCTAAGGGCAACAAACGGAGAGGTGCCAAGAGCAAACGCCGTGGACACAGACCCGGTTACGCTGGACGCGGGATTGGACGTAGCCACGACTGGACCAGAAGCCGTCGTTTTCCAAATCTGGAACGTCACGCTGGAAGACGTAATCGCCTCCGGCATGACGAAGTAGTTGACAAGCGGAGACGCGATATAAGACGTGATGCTTGCATCAGCCTTCAAGATGTCCGCAACAGAATTGCCCGCATCAAGACTGACCGTAAAACGGCCAGTCGAGAATGCAGTCATGTTGAGGCCGCGCCCCGCCGTTGCGTTGCTCGCAAGACCGTATTCATCGGTCGCCACGTTGACAGCGGTGCCCGCCGTATTGACCAGCCAACGCTGGACCATTCGCCCGTGCTTTACGATGTTCGTACCCGAAGTCGGGTAAAGGTTTCGGTTCAGTGCCATGAGTTAGGCTCCTTTCTTAGCCTGTGGCTCAGAGGCCGAAGTTGTCGATGACGATGTTAGCGCCAGGGTTGTTGCAGATGAACTGGCCGTAGTGACCGAAGCGGACTTCGTACTGGTCATTGTTCGACACGCGGAGGTAGTCGTTGTTATCCCAATCGAGCATCTGAGGTGCTGGGCCGAGGGTCGCAAGTTCCCAGCTGGCAAGATTCAGCATCATGGCCTTGTTGCGTGGGCAAAAAGGAGCCGAGATGATCTTGACTGGGCCTTGCATTCCGTCGTACTCGACAGCCTTGAACGACACGCCAGCGACGTTGCTCTGGACGCGGTCATAGCGGATGTCAACGCCAAGAGCCTTCTTGAGGTTCTGCAGGTCGAGGGGGTTCACGAAGATGTGGTCCGGGTGCCCAACGCCCTGAATGGCGACTTGGCCTTCGGCTTCCATGAGAGCTTCGTTGAGCGGGAGGCCCGCTGCGTTGAGGTGCTGGCCGGCAAGACGGACTGGGTCCACCGAGCGGTCAAGGCCCCAATACGTGGCCGAAGTGACCGTGGCGGGAACCCATGCCTGAACGCCGCAAACGACGCCAGCGCCAGCGCCAGAAGTCACAGATGCCGAGCCGCCGACCGCAGTCGAAAGCTGGAAGTCGCCAGCGCGCGAGATAACGTCAGTCGCAACAGGCGCAGAGCCGGAGAACGTTGGGTTGGTCGTCGCTGCTCCGCCGCCAGTTGGGATCGAAACGATGGTCACAGTGCCGGCCTTACGGTCGATGGCCTGGACATAGAGGTACTGGCCCGTCACGGTGCGCTCAACGCCAGCCGTCGAGAAGATTTGGACTTGCATCCCGAGGTTGAAGTAAACCGCGTTCGCCGTGGTCGCGAGGGTGATGGTGCCAGCCGAATAGCCGCCGGTCGCGACCGAACCGCGCACGCCCGTACCGTCGCCGAAAAGCTGGAACTCCAAGTCCGCCATCTCGTTCTTCGAGATTCCGTCCGTCTCCTGGTTCCAGAGGTCCACGAGAGCGCCAGCCGAACGAACGGCAGCTTTCATCGTTTCGCCGTCCATACGGAGAATGCCGTAGTGGCGGGTACGGTAGACCTGGAAGCGGTTGTAGCTACCGCCACCGCCGCGAAGACCGTACTGGGCGATGCCCTGGGCAACACCAAACACCGAAGACGAGCCCTGCGGACGCTCGTTCTGGAGAGCCACAACGCGGAAGTCGCCGTCAAAGTTCGTCGTCTTTTTAACGAGCGAAAGGAACGGGAAGTCCTTGTACATTGCCTGGGGGATCGCTCCGTCAGGGTACTTGGTCTTGAGGATAGCTTGAACTGCGCCGTACGTTGGATTTGAGTATGCCATTTGAGATTACCTTCTTTCAGTTAGATGCGGAGGGCTGACGAGCCTTTTTCGCTGCGGCGAGAAGAACCTCTCTCTGTTCTTCAGCAGAGAGCTGCCCAAAAGGCTTGCCAGACGTCCGCGTCTCGCTGGAAGCCTTCGTGCTGAGTGACTTCGCCACTGGCTTTTTTGCCGTTGTTGGCTCTGCCGCCCCACCACCAAGACGCGCGACACGCGCCTTGTACTTTTCCTCAAGGTATTTGATTACCTTGGAGTCTTCTGGAGGAACCCCGTGCTGACGCTCGTGCGTCTGAGCCACGCTGATTGCCTCGCGCCACAGCGCGTCTCGGTCGTCATAAAACATTGAGTAAAGCGTCGGGAACTTTGACTTATCGACTTGCGACAAGAACTCCGTTCGAGCTTGCTGCATCTGGGCGCGTTGCGTTTGCGTCTCCTGCTGACGCAGGGACTCTTCGCGCTCTTTCTTGAGGGACTGAATCTCTTGCTTCAGTTCGTCAAACCCATCGGCAAACCGGGAGTCTTCCCCGTTACCCTCGCGAATGCCCGCGTCGATGAGGTCTTGGAAGCTGAACCCGTATTCCTGAAACGTCTTTGCTGGAGCGCGACGAAGCTTCTTAAAAAGCTCGTTGACCATCTGCTGCTTCGACTGCTCGATAGCCTGTCCAGCTTTCTCAAGCTGAGCCTCAAGAGCTGTCACGCGCTGCTCAGCCTTGCGAACCTTGCGCTCTGCGCTTGAACGCACGGCAAGAATCTCATCAACGAGGTCTGCCGGTGCGGGCGCGTCTTCGTCGCTGGCTTCTGCGCCGGCTTCGGCTTCGACACTGTCGTCGCCGTCATCGGCGCTGTTCGCAGACGATGGCTCGCCAGGGCTCGCAGAGGCCGTCTCCGCGACTTCCGGAGAAGCTTCGCCCCCGTCGTCGCCGTCAGGCGGCGCAGACTCTTTAAGGGCGGTGTCAGCGGCAGCAATAAGCTTGCTTGTCAGTTCATCCATTTGCGGTTTCCTCCGGTGGTGCAGCAGGGGGGGCTCCCTGCGGTGCTTCTTGTGGCGGCGGCTGGGCGGCTTCGGCTTGCGCCTGCTGCTCTGCCTGCGCTGCCGTCAGCAGCTGCTCAATCTTGGTCAAGTACTCGTCGAGGGCCTGGACCTTTTCGTCAGGAATTCCGTCGATGCGGGCCTTGAGGTAGTGCTTCCGGGTCCGGTCGTAGGCCAGCGGCAGGTTCATGCGACGGTCAGGGTCCGGGTAATCCTTGCCGCGCAGGATGAGCGAGACGGTCTTATCGACCATGTCGATGTCTGCGGTCTCAAGGTCGCGCTCTTCTTCCGCGTCCGGGAGGTTGAGCATCCGCGCAACGACGCCACGGTCGGTAATGACCTTGCGGTCTACCAGCTCTAGCACCTCAGCAAAGAGTGCCGCTTTTGTCTGAGAGAGTGCGGAGATTGGCTCGCATCGGAGGGCGTACTCTTTGCGGTCCATCTGGATGTCAGACCAGTTGATACGCTCAAGCGACCCTTGGCCTGGAGCCAGAATCTCTACTTGCTGCCCAGCTTCAGCCGCCTCTTCGCACGCATCGACGATGAGCCAGCCGATGTCCACGTGGAACTGCTGAACGGACTCATGGGCTACGCGGAATCGCGCATCTTCCATGTCGTCATAGACAGTGAGGGCTCGCCCCGAAGCTTGGCGCAAGCCAGCCGGAAGCGTGGACTGTGCAGCCATCTCTGAAATACCGAGGTACTTCAGCATGTTGGTCGCGATCATGTCCTTGTAGGCGTACGTGTCCGGGTGAACCGGCTGCGGGTTAAACGTCCTCGGCTCAGCGCCGGAGTACTCGATGAACGTCCCGATATCGTTGTCGATGTGCGTCTTGCCGAGCGTGCCGGCTTGAACCATGATGTGGCTTCCGCCCATCAGGTTATGCGCCATCTGAATCTTCTCGCTGAGCCGGTCGTACTCGTCTTGAGCCGACGCAAGCTCAAGGGCCATAGAAGGCCCGAACACGCCAGAGAGCGTAGCGTTAAGCTTGAGGAACCCGAGCCCCGCGTTCTTGTGGCGCGTCCACGGCAACGCCTGAAGCGTGCCTGAGTTCGTGCCGCCGTTCACGGACACGACTCGAAGGCCATCGTCCGCGTCTGGGCCTGACGCAAGGTGCGTGGCCTCGTAGACGAGAATCTGGTCCGAGTGACGGGTAACATTCAGGTAGACGGAATCGTCGTCCTGTGGCCGTGGAGCGGCGAGAATAGACGCACGGCGCTCTTCGAGGGTGCCGAAGAGTGACTCGTCGTCGCTGTCTTCCTCGCGGCAGAACATCTCCAGGACAACGGAGCGGTCCATGTAGCAACGATGGTAGAGGCATCGTGGCGTGCCGTAACGCGATTCGACCTCGCTGATGAGCAGGTCAAAAATAGGAATGCGCTCGATGACCGGCTGGCCGTCTTGAACGTAGACCTTTACCGCCGCCGTGCCGAAGACGAGAACGTCGAGGATAAGCTGCGGATAAATCTTGGCGTAGCTGTTGGCAGTGAACGTCCCAGCCAGGAACTTGTCAAGCTGCTGGGCACGGAAGCGACGAAGGAAGTCTGCGCCGACAGTCTGCGCGCTTGGGAGCGGCATCTGCCGGCACAGCTTCGCTTGCATCGTGTGGATAGCGTTGCGTGCGACGTTGAAATTGACGCGCTCATCCCAAATATTCTTAACCGGCATTCCGAACATCTTCAGGTCGGTGCCGTATACCTGGGCGGCTCGCTGCCACATCTGGCGGCGGTACGATGACTCGTTTCGGATGTCATTGACCGCACCGATGACTGCGCCTCCGGGGTTCTCATCTTGCTGATAGAGAAGCCACCACGCTTCAGTCGTGTCGGAAATACTCGCCATATGCGCCAAGTATCCATAACCGTCGCCCTACTTCAAGAGCGGAAGCGTAGATACTTGGATTCGCGTTCATTTTTCTTGCGTATCTTCTTTTCTAATGGGTGCCATATTTCTTTCTCTTCTTTGCTCAGCCCTTGGTATCCGTCCTCGAACTCGTTCTGCTGCGGGCTTTCTTCAAGCTCGTGCCACCTCGTCAAAGCCATGCAGATAGCCGGAGCATAGTCGGCGTGGCGACCGTCGCCAGACTTGGCGAGGTCGATGCTGATGCCCGATTGCGTGTACCGACGAATGACGCGTTGAAGGTCTTGGCGGACGAACGAGTCAGGAGGAAGCTCCACGTCGCCAATCTCGAACATCGTGCGGAGCGTCAGGTATCGTTTGGTGCGCTCCGTCGAGGTCCATGCGTGAGGCACGAGCACGAGCCCGACTTGGTTAGCCAAGTCACGCAGCGCGTCACCCATGTACTGGTCGCTATCCAGTATCGTGACCCTATATGCTTTCAGTATGTGTGCAATCTCTTGCAGCACGAGTGCAGGACGCAAGGGATTTACTGGGCTTCCGGTCCACTGGCGAGCCAAGCAGATGACCTTCTTCTTCCTGCCTGAGCCAGTAGCCACGACGAGGGTGAAGCTGTTGCCTCGGGTTGCCGGGTCGATGGCTGCGGTGTACGTCACTCCGGGCTGAGGTGCGGAAGCAATTGGGGCTTCCCTCGTGGCACCTTCGATCATGCTTGTCGTGAAGAGAGCCTCTTCAGGGTCGGCGAACTCTGCCTCAATGTCGGTGCGATAGATGCGAGGGTCGCGCTTGGCAATCTCCAGCTTCTCTGGCGTCCAGATGATGGGAGCCATGTCGTAGGCTGGAGCTTTGACGACGACGCAGTCTCGACTTGGACGCCCCCATCGTTCTTTGACAAGGTCGTAGAGGAACCCCATCGGAGCCCACGGCGACGAGATGTAGACGAGCTGCGCTCCTGGCAGGATGCGGAGCAAGACGGCGTCGCGCAGGTCGTTGACGGAGACGGCTGCATCGTCCGAACCCCATCGGGCGACTTCGTCGAGGATGACGCCAGCAGACCAGCGGGCTACGAGGGACGTACCGGCCTTGCTAGATGCGACGACTTTGATCTCTACGGGCCTTCCTGAAGGGTGCCGCATCATCAGGGTGTCAGCTGTCGGGGTCTCAAGAACGAGCTTTGACAGGAGCGGAGACGCCATCGTGCGGCCTACGATGTGGCCGTAGACCACGTCCGCGAGGTCTTTCGAGAGAGAGACGATGGAGATACGCGGAATCTCTCCAGGGCCTAGCCTTGAGAGGTCCGCACGCTGCGACCAATGGACCGCAAGCGCCGCAGCAGATAGGCTCTTCGCGGTACGGATGCCCGAGACAATCGCGAACTCAGACGGCTTCGTCGCTTCTGGAACCACGCCACCGAACGCGCGGAGTACGACCGGGTCATCCGCAAGGTCGCCAAGAGGACGACCATCGGCAACGCGAGCAATTGCTCGTTGAAGCGGACTAGCAGTGGTGAGAGCAAAACCAAGAGGAGAGGTGAGCAAACCCTCGAAGTGAACAAGGCTTTTCTCCTCTAGGTTCTGCTTAACCCTGGCTTCGAACGCGCTTAGAATGTCAGCTGATGGGGAGTTTACGCGGGCGTCCACGGCGACGGATGATGGCTTCTTCAACGGCAGGCTCCTCGACAGGTGGGGCGGCTTCCGTCACGACTACGGGCAGGCTGAGCAGTTCGACGACGTTATCTACTGGGACGAGGACGCCTCCGGATCGGACGAATCCTTCGTGGTAGTAGAGGTCGGCGTGCTTTGGCCGGTAGAAGGTAGTGGTGATTCGACTCTCTTCGGATGGGTCGGAGACACCACGAAGGAACACGGCACGTTGCAGTTGGAGCATTTGTGAGCCTTTGGCCTGATGACTGGGAATAGAGCTTCGATGAACTCGATGCTCATGGACTGGGTGTGCTTGTAGTCTGGCGAGACGAACTTGATGTCTTTGGCGAACGAATGGATTGACCATCCGGTCATGGCTGCGACAGGTTCTGCGTACCGTCGCCAGCCGTCGCAGTAGGCTTTGGCGGTGGTGACGAAGTTCCCGCCGGGGATGCGGCGCTTGATGGAGTCACTCATGGGGCGGGGCCTTGGTGCGGCATGATAGGCAGGCAACGAATCGGTAGTTGATTTCGTTTTCGAATCTGCGTGCGAACTCACCGCACGAGCATTGAACGAGCCAGCGTCTGGACGAAGCGGAGCCCATGTCTTCGAGGAGCTTCAGGAGGGTCCACTCGTAGTGCTTGTAACCTGGGTACTTGCGGCTGACCGTCTTGAACCTCCTTGGGATTTGGTTCACGGCCTCTCCTTTA